TAACAAAGAATTACCAAATGGTGCTAAGTTATTTACATATCAAGGTTCATCTTTACTTGGTGGAATTATTGACCCAGTAACAGTTATTGCTGCTCAGTCGGGTGTTGACAAAGAAGATATTGATACAGTAAGATATAATGCTCCTCGTTCATATGCAACTCAAAATAGAACAGTTAATGCAAATGACTTTAAGAGTGTTCTATTAGAAAATTATTCAGAGGCAGAAGCGGTCACTGTATGGGGTGGCGAAGATAATGTACCTCCAATCTATGGTAAAGCTTTTATTTCCATTAAACCAAAGACAACAAATGCTTTGTCATCATCTCAAAAGCAATTCATTATTGATACGATATTAAAGCCTAAAGCTGTTGTATCCATAACACCGGTTATTGTTGACTCTGATTATATTGATATCAGAGTTGATTGTAATGTATATTACAACCCAAGATTAACTAACCGTAGAGAAAATGACATTAAAACTATAGTTAGAGATGCTATTGTTGATTTCGCTGAACAGAATTTAGATTCATTTGATGGTGTGTTTAGGTTTTCTAAGTTTTCATCGGCCGTTGATAAAGCCGAAGCATCTATAGTAAGTAATATTTCAACTATTTCTCTTTATAGAGAAGTTGTTCCTAAATATAATACTAATGCCCAATATAAGATTGAATTAGGCAACCCAATTTACAATGGTGGTTCTTGTGACTTTTCAATTAGTTCTACTGGATTCTATATTGCTGGTGATGACCGATTGTTTTATATTGAGGATCTGCCTACTGATACTACTACCGGTATAATTAGATTATATTTTATCGATTCAGATTTAAATAAGCAATATTTACCAGATGCTATTGGAACAGTAAATTATCCAAAGGGTTCTATTGAATTAAATAACTTGAATATTGTGGGAATTGATTCTGAAGTTCTTATGTTTATTGTTAAACCAGAATCTAATGATGTTATATCAGTGCGCAACCAAATTGTTAGAATAACAGATGAATTTATTAATGTCAATGTTATTGTGGATAAAGTTGCTTCTGGTGATTCTGCTGGTAATGCAAATTATATATTCTCATCAAGTAGGTCATAATGGCAAATATTAAGTTAAAGACAATTGTATCAAGACAGGTTCCGGAATTTGTTAAAGAACAAAATCCGCAGTTTGTGCAATTTCTTGAAGCCTATTATGAATACTTAGACCAATATGAACGTAGAGATATTGTTCAATTACGTGATGTTGATAGAACTCTTGATGAGTTTTTATCTCATATTAAAAATGAATTAGATATTTTCGGTAATCCTGAATACGAATATATTGACAAGATTCTATTGATTCGTAAAATCAAGCAACTATTTACGGCCAAGGGTTCTGAAGCTGCCTATAAGTTTCTATTTAAGATTCTATTTGATAAACCAGTTAATATTACATATCCATGGGATTCAGTACTTAAAGCTTCTGCTGGTAAATGGAATAGAGATACAACTTTATTTGTTCAGGTAACCTTAGGTAATCCATTTGATTTAATCGGTGAACGAATAACAATTGTTAATCCATTAAGAAGATTATTCGTATTTGTAGAAAACATAAGACAAGTTGCTGCGGATGTCTATGAGATATTCATTGAAAAAAGCTATTATGGCGAAATACAAATAGGCGATAAATTAAAATATAATGGTGTTGAAGGTACTATATTACCAACAACTTCGGGATATGAAATCATTCAACCAGGTGTTGGATATAAAGTTGGTGACTTGGTTGTTGGTTCAACAATTGCCAATGATAGAACCATCACTCAACTATTAAAAGTTACCCGAGTTACTCCTACAGGTGGTATATTAGCATTTCAAACTATTAGATTTGGTTATGGGTATTCTACTAGCTTTTTCTTATATACAACTCAATCAAGTGTATTAAGAAAATCTCGTATTGCTATTGACAAAGGTCTCGGTGAATCTATTGATGCCGATAGTGTTGTAATTGGAACTCAATATATTATAACGGAACTTGGCGACACAGATTTTACTGAGATTGGCGCAACTTCCAATACTGTTGGTATAGTATTCACTGCTACTGGTGTTGGTGAGGGAACGGGTAAGGTTACATTAGCAACATTACCAGCTTTATTGCAACAATTTAATTTGGCAACAGATAGTGAAATTGAAAAATATACCGATTATGGTCAAATTATTAAACCAAATTATTGGGCAACTAATCCATTTAATGACCCATTTGATGACCCAGATATCGGCCCTGATTCTTTTTCTACATCAACTTATGTTGGTGAATTTCTACAACAGTTTTATACGGAAACTGATAATAGGTCACAAACTGAAGATTATACTCTAATTCGTTTTGACTTAGGTGCGGTTGCGAAGTATCCGGGATATTATACGTCAAATGATGGATTTTTATCTGATACAATATATCTACAAGATGATTACTTTTATCAAAAGTTTTCATACTTAATAACTATAGATGAAAGATTGCAAGATTATTCGGCTATTGTTAAATCGTATTTGCATCCAGCTGGTACAGAATTATTTGGTGAATATAACATCATTAATACATTCAAGTCGTCATTGAGTGCCGATATTGATGTTGATGAATATATTTCTAGTGCAACATTTAGAGTAATAAATAAATCAATAACAAATGAATTTGTTTCTGCTGACGGTCTGGGTGGTAGAATTAGATTCGAGCCGTATGATTTACAAACATACTTTGCTGAAGATTATAACCCAGAAAATCAAAATACATTTACAGGTTAACAGGAGATTAGAGTGTTATTAAAATCAAAAAATGTTAAGGTGACTGGTCATCTTAAAATCCAAAAGTATGACCCAGTAGGTCAACTTATTCAAGAACTTGAAGTACCAAATTTAGTGGTTACTGTCGGTAAAGAACATATAGCCAGTAGAATGGTTGGTACAGCATCGGCTTCTATGAGTCACATGGGTGTTGGGTCCAATAGCACATCACCTGTAGTATCAAACACTTCATTAGTTTCTCAATTAGGTAGAGTTGAACTTGATGATATAACAGTAAATGGAGCTTTAATTATATATTCAGCTACATTTGGTCCAACGGTTGCTACTGGTAGTTTAACAGAAGCTGGTATTTTCAATGCTTCTACTGGTGGAACTATGCTATGTAGAACAACATTCCCAGTCGTTACTAAACAAGCAACAGAAACTATCGCTATTACATGGACTGTATCCATAGGATAAAACAATGTCATTAAGTTATTCTCTATTTAAAAACAAGCTAAGAAAAACTATCGTTGATGCTTTATATAACGAAGTTATTAGTAAAACTGCTAGATATTATCATTGGCTTGGTAAGGAAAACTCATGGTCTGATTTTTTAAGTCCATTCATTCCTTCATCATCTTCAGACCTCCCAGGGCCTCCACAGAATAACTTTAGATATGATTTGCATGTTCGTAGAGATATTTTAACAGCCAAGTCTATTTCATCTTCGGATGTATCGTATGTTGTACCAAGAATAGATTGGAAATTTGGTGAAGTTTATGACATGTATGATGACGCATATACAGAACCCATCGAGACAGCAATTCTATGGGCTGCTGGATTATCAGTAAATTCCGATGATATTATTAAAGTGGGTTCTATTTATTACCGTGCCGTAAATACTGGAAATTTAGGTAATCAAGCACCGACTCATGTAACAGGTGTGGTTATTAATGGTAATGTGCAATTAGCATATTTTACAAGAGATGAATTTGCTTATTCAGGTGCTACTTCATTAGAAGAATCTTTATTTTATGTATTGACTTCTGAGTTCAATGTATATAAATGTATTTCAAATAACAATAATGTACCTTCGGTCAATATGCCAACTTCAACATCGACCGATATTATAACAACACCGGATGGATATAAATGGAAGTTTATGTTTACCATCCCTATTGCTCAACGTAATAAATTTTTATCTAATGTATGGATGCCAGTAACTACTGCATTAAAATCACAATTTTACTCTAATGGTGCCATAGAACAAATTGTTATTGACACCCCAGGAACTGGTTATTTAACAGAAGACCCTGTAGTTGTTACCGGTGATGGTTACATTGCAGAAAATCCATATATTATAACAAATATTTTTATTCAAGATGCTGGTTTAGGTTATACCGATGACCCAATAGTAGTTATTTCTGACCCATTAATTGCATCTGATTTAGCAGAAACAGCTACAGCGGAAAGTTCGGTTGAAGATGGTTCTGTTACTGAATTAACTCTTTTAACAACAGGTTATGGTTATAACATAGTTCCTTATCCATCAATTACAGTCCAAGACCCTATAGTTTCCGACTTAGTTTGGTCTCAATCAATAAGTGTTGATTTGGGTGATATAGTAGAGTATAATATTACGGCTCAAGATGAAGCTGGAAGAGAATATACTACAACTGTATTTTATGAAGTAACTGAAGCTGGTACAACTTCCGAAGAACCACCAACTCATTTAACTGGTGTTGAAGAAAATGGTACAGCTGAATTGACTGTGGTGGCAAGAACTGCTGCTGCCTTGGCCGTTCTTATTAAATCAGAAGCTCAGTTACAATTGATTGTAGAAGATGGTCAAATAGTTGGTGTTGAAATTTTAGATGGTGGTATTGGATATACTAATGCCAATATAGAAATAGTTTCCAATACAGGAACTGGTGCTATATTAACACCTAATTTTGGTATAGGTAATATTGATTCACTACAAGCCAACGTGGAATTATTTGCCATACCCGGTTCCATTGAAGTAATTAAAGTGGTTGATGCTGGTTCTGGATATGGTTCTGCGACTATCACTATTTTAGGTGATGGTGTTGGAGCAACGGCAATACCTATAATTTCATCGGGACAATTATTTGGGGTTGAAATTACTAATGCCGGTTCTGGTTATACTTGGACTGACGTAGTTATCACAGGTAATGGAACAGGTGCAACAGCTCGCGCTATTATGTCACCTATTAATGGTCATGGCTCTAATGCCATTGATGAATTAAATGCAAACTCATTGATGTTTTATTCATCTATTTCACGTGACCGTAATCAAGGTATAGAAATTAAGAATGATTATCGTAAAGTTGGTTTGATTAAAAATCTAAAAGAATTTGGTACAGGAAATAGATTCACCAAAGAGTTTGGGTCGGGTTGTGTATTAATTACTGCAGATTTTGACCCAACAAAAATCCAATATGATATGTTGTTAACTAAAGACGAATATAAGAATTATCGTGTTGTTGATTTTACTGATAATCAGATTCTTGTGTCAGTATTTAATAACTTTACTCTCAATGCTGGTGATACTCTAATAACGGAGCAAGGTTATTCTTTTGTGGTGTCTGATGTTGTTGAAAGAACTATTGACCAATTCTCTGGCGACTTATTATTGATAAGTGTGAGAGAACCATTTGAACCAACAGCAGAGCAAATTATTACTTTGCGTACAGTTATCACAATTTAAGTTATAAATAATATAAACAATCTGGAATAATAAACATGGCAATAAATTTCAATGCTGAACCATACTATGATGATTTCAATGAAAA